AACTTAATAATGCAGTACCAGACTAACAACTGGTTTGACTCGCAGTTTCTCTTAGGAAACCCTGTCTCTGGTTCACCTGTGTACTACACGTACAACGGTGTTGACACAGACGGTGACACGTTAATCGATGTTTACCCTAAGCCAGACGGAGTTTACTCCTTACGTTTCAACTGTGTGTTACGCAATGGTGACTTAAGTGCTGACACTGACACTATTAAGATACCAGCGATGCCTGTAGTGCATCTTGCTGTGGCCTTTGCCACACGAGAACGTGGGGAAACAGGTGGTACTTCGACTCAAGAGTACTTCTCAATGGCTAACAAGTACTTGTCCGATGCTATTGCTATGGACGCCGCTAGACACCCCGAAGAAACTATCTTCTACACGCCTTAAGGTACTTATATGGCACAAGAACTCAAAAGTATTAATCTTGTAGCACCTGCGTTCCAAGGCATTAACACTGAGGACGCACCGTTAGCTCAGGACCCTTCCTTTGCTGAAACAGCAGACAACGCTGTTATCGACAAAAGGGGGCGTATTGCTGCACGTAAGGGTCACTTGGTCATCACAACTGATAAGACGGCGTTAGGCAGTGACTTCTTAAGTTCTATCAAAGAGTTCAGGGACGACGCAGGTAACACCGAGATTTTCTCAGTAGGCAACAACAAGATTTTCAGCGGTACAACCACGTTAGTCGATGAGACCCCCGGCAGTTACACAATTACTGCTGATGATTGGAAGATGGTCAACTTTAACGACAGCATCTACTTTTTCCAACGTGGTTACGAGCCTCTTATTTACAACAGCATACCCACGATAGACCCCGGCGGTACTAACGAGGACGTGTTGCAACTAAGCACAGTCACAGGTGCAGCCGGTGTCACCTCTAGTATGTACGGGAATGAAGTCCTAGCAGCTTACGGTAGACTCTGGACTGCTGACTTTGCTACGGATAAATCAACTGTTTATTGGTCTGATCTTTTGATTGGTCATGACTGGCTAGGTGGGACCTCTGGTTCCATTAACTTGTCTAAAGTATGGCCCGACGGTCACGACGAAGTTGTAGCACTAGCTGCTCATAATAATAAATTAATTATCTTTGGACAACGCAGTATCGTAGTTTATGACGGTGCTGACGCTCCTGCTACTATGGCTTTATCGGACACAGTAGTAGGTGTAGGCTGCGTAGGCAGAGACACTATACAACATACAGGTGTAGACGTAATCTTTTTGTCTCATACAGGCCTAAAGAGCTTCGGAAGAACAATTCAAGAAAAGTCCATGCCACTAAGCAGTTTATCTGGTACAATTACTACGGACATCATTCAGGTACTCAGGGAAGCTAACGAAGTCTACAAGTCTGTGTATCACCCAGAGGAAAACTTCTACTTGCTTACTTTCGTAAACCAGAACATTACCTATTGTTTTGACGTAAGAGGGACGCTAGAGAATGGGTCGTACAGGGTGACACGCTGGCCCGGAACTAGCTTTACGTGTTACGAACGAAAAAGTGACGGCACTTTGCTCATCGGTAGTTCATTAGGCATAGGGCAATACTCAGGTTTTCAAGACAACGGTGGCTCCTACGGCTTCAAGTACTTTAGTCCTGAGTTGTCTTTTGGAGACCCTTCTAAACTTAAGTTCTTGAAGAAGCTTAGACCGACGATAGTAGGCGGTAGTGGTTTAAACATTTTCCTTAAGTGGGACTATGACTTTGGGTCTTCTTACAACGTAGAGTTCCTTACTTTAAAGGACGAAGCAAAGGCTGAGTTCGGAGTAGATGAGTACGCCATAGGTCAGTTTTCAGACGGTATTCTGACTTCTAAAGAAGCTATTAACACTAACGGTAGCGGCGGAACTTTGAGTATTGGTATGGAAGCCGACATTAACGGAGAAGAACTCTCTTTACAGGAAATAAACGTACTTGCACTGGTGGGTAAAACAATATGAGTAATTATACTAAACTGACTGACTTTGCCGCCAAAGATATTTTATCTAGTGGCGACACTAATAAAATTGTTAGGGGGACTGAGTTTGAAACTGAGTTCGACAACATTGCAACGGCAATAGCCACAAAAGCAGACACGGCTGGACCCACGTTTACAGGGACTGTCACAATACCTGCGTTGACCTTTACGGGTACTTTAGCGACAGGAACAATTAACGGAGGGACTTACTAATGAGTGACCCAAACACTGACCCAAACGCCCAAGGTTTCGACGGGCTAGGCATACTAGGTAATTTATTAGGTGGCGCTGCTGGCGGTTACCTAACTAAAGAAGCCTATGATAGACTTGGAAACATAGGGCAGTTTGGTTTTGAACAAATGGCTGGTAAGTATGACACAGCAGGTAACTTAATAAGTCCGGGACTAGCTCAAGAACTCTCAGGTATGCTGGAGTTCCAGCCGTACACTGTGACTTCTGCTACTGGTGGTCAGTTCGGCATGTCAAGGGACCCAGTGACGGGTCAGATGTCGTACGATATAACTACTTCTCCTGAAGAACAAGCATACCAACAATCTTTGTTTGGTGGTGCAAGCCAGTTAGCTCAACAAGCTACCGCCCCTTATGACCCTCGGTACGAAGAACTAGCTAATCAAGCTTACGGGGGTGTAGGTGCTTTAATGACACAAGCACAGCAAGCAGCTTTAGACGCTGGAGCTATGGACAGAGGCGCTAGGGAAGAGCAAGTATACGGACAACTTAGGGCCTTACAGTCCCCTGAAGAAGAACGTCAGCGTTTAGCTTTAGAACAGCGCATGGCTGCTCAGGGACGCACAGGCGTACGTACGGCACAGTTTGGAGGTACTCCTGAGCAATTAGCAATGGCTAAGGCTCAATCAGAGGCTCTGAACCAAGCGTCCCTCATGGCTATGCAGCAGTCAGGCGCTGAACAACAGCAAGCACTACAAAGAGCCGCTGGTTTACAGGGCTTAACTTCTGGAATGTTTGGCATGGGTACACAAGCTAGAATGACTCCTAGAGAACTACAATCGATGGACCTGCGAAATATGCAAGGAATGATGGCAGCTGGCTACGTGCCACAAGCTCAGTTGCTCAATGCGTTACAACCCGGAATGACCGCAGCAGAACGCCAGAGACAAGCATTGTCGGAGCAAGCAGGAGCATACGGTGAAACTTACGCTTCAGGTCTTTCGGCATTGCTTCAGTCAGGCATAGCCCAAGGTAATTTAGTAGGAAACTTAGGGTCTGGCCTTGTTAGTTCAGCTCTCGGTGGTTTGTTTAGTTAATAAGGAAAACATATAATGGCTAAATTTTCAGAACAGTTCTTAGCTAACTTAGGTAGACCTTCTTATCAACAAGGGATGTTTGACTTAGGTCAGGCTATTGGTGGTATTCCGGGTCAGATGAGGGACCAGAGAAAGAAGCAAGAGTTTAACCAGTTGATGCAGCAAGGGCAGCAAGCAATGGCTTCTAAGGACCCTGTTGCTTTAGCTAGTGTTGCTCAAAGGTTAGCTGCTGCTGGCTACCAGAAAGAATCCCAACAACTTGCACAGGCTGCTGTTACTGCTAGAGAAAAAGCAAGGCTTCAAGGTGTTCTTTCAGGGGCTGATCTTCAGACACCTGAAGGTCTTGGTGCTTTGTCTCAGTATTTTAAAGAAGAAGGTGACGCAGTCCAAGCAATTGAAATTGCTGGTAGACAAAAAGAACTTTTAAGAGAACGAGAAACTCAAAATAAGTTTGTACAACGTAAAGTTAATTTGTCAAATGCTGCTTTAAAACTGGGTCAAAATGACTTAGCAAACCGTATACAACAAATAACAGACCCTGAAGAATTACGTACAGTAGCTACTGAAATTCGTAAAAACGAAGTAGAAAAAATGCCTACCCAAAATCCTTTGGTTAGAAAACAAATGGCTAGAGCAGCAGGAATACCAGATAAGTTGTTTACGGAGTTAGACTTAGCTAAAGCTCCAGACAGTGTTTTTAACGAGTACGTAACTGGACAAAAAGGAAAAATGGAGTTTTTCTTACAAAACGGAAAAATAGTAGATTATCGTGTTAATGAAACAGGCCTTGTTTGGGACAGAGACACTGACAGATGGACTGAAGCATCTCAGTTAGAACTACAACCTGCTCCGCCACAGGTACAAAAAATACAAAACATAACCGCAGGTATGGGAGATGAGTTAGCTAAAGTAGGAGCTAAGTCTTTTGCTGAGTTAGCAGAAAACGCAGGCAAATCTGCCGCTGCTCTTAGCACTATAAACAGAAGTTTACCGACAATAGATAATATGTTTACTGGGGCAGGTGCAGAAATTAAATTAAACATTGCTAGGTACGCAGAAGCTCTGGGGTTATCAGGAGATTATCTCGTAGATCCAGCTTCAATAGTAGATACTGAAGCATATGTGGCTAATGCAGGACAACGGGTTGCTGAGTACATTGTTAATTTAGGTGCTGGAACTGGTTTATCCGATGCGGATAGAGAGTACGCTCAAGCAGTTGTAGCAGGAAAAATAACGGTTTCGGCTGAAACTTTGAAAAGACTGTTAAAAGAACTAAAACAAGGTGCTCAAAACAAAATTAATAGGTACAAACAAACAAGAAGTAGGGTAGCAAAAAGTTTAGGAAAAGACGGAGAAGCAGCTTTATCGTGGTTTCCTGAAGACTTTTATGTTGACGAAGGACCTGCTCCTGTTCGTTCTTCTGCTGCACAAAGCTTTCTCGATTCTCAGTAAGAGGTAACTATGCAGTACACTAAAGAACAGTACAAAAATGCAGTTCAAAAAGCCCTTGCTGCTGGAGATCAAGCAACTGCTGAAGAGCTTGCCGAAGAAGCTGCTATTTTATATCCAGAAGGTTATACTCCCCCTGAAACTCCTTATTTAGAGCAAGTGTCCCAAAGAGCTTCTGAGTTTTCTCCTATGGAAGTTCTTTCTGAAGGGCTACGTCAAGTTCCTGAAAGAGCAGAAAAAATAGGAGGCCCTGACTATAGACCCGGAATTAGTGCATACGCTCCAGTAGCTTTTTCTCAGGCTTTTAGAACAGGAGGAGAGCTTTTAGCAGGAGGAGTCAGCATCCTTATTTCAGACTCTGTGCGCGAGGGTTTTGAAGAAGGATGGTCTAAAGTAAAAGACATGCCGGGAATGAAACAAGCAGGACAGGCTTTAGGCGCAGGTTTTGAAGCTTGGTCTGATTTTTCCGAGAAGTTTCCTAGTTTTGCAGAAACAATGGAAACTTATGTAGACATTGGGGCAGTACTCGCTCCTGCTTCTAAGATAGACATGGCTGGGCCAGCAGCTAAAGCAAAACTAAAGTACAACACTGCAATAGCTGAAGAAAAACAAGCAGGAATTAATAAATTAATGGACCCTGTAGTTGTTGGAGAATCTGGCTATGGAGGAGAGTTTAGGTCTGTAGGAGGACCGCTTGATAGAACAGTCTACGTTCCTACCGAAAGAGAACAAATAATGCGTAGGACGTTAGAGACTGTTGATGGTTTAGATCCTAATACGCACTATGCTCGCGCACACACTGTAGTGTCTGACGAAGTAAAAAAAGCTAACAACGAGTTAATTGCTTTTATTAATAAATCAGGAAATCCTACGTACGACAGGCAAGAAATTGTAGAGTCTATGCAAGAAGCTTTTGCTGGCCTTAAAGAATCTAAAGATTATGTTGCATTATCACGAGAAGCCCAAAAGAAAGCTAATGAATACGCTAACATTGCGTTAAAAACAATAAATAAAGAAGAGCCTAATGCTTTAGGTCTTTTAGCTGCTAGAAGAGAGTTTGACAGTTTTGTAAACGCTGGTCCAAGAAAAGGAGACGTTTTAGACCCTACTGTAGAAACAGCAAAAGGGGCAGCAGGAAGATTCATAAGAAACGTAATGAACGACAAACTTAAAGACATTACGGAAGGAGACGTTGTCCATAACTCGCTCGACCGTATGCACAATCTTTTGTCTGCTCGTTCAGTCTTACGTAACAAAATGTACGGAGAAGGAAACAATAGAATATCAAGGGCTTTCCAAAGAATTTCTAGTGTTGCTAACTTACCCTCTACTCCGTTAGCTTTGTACGCCACAGTAAAAACAGCAGGTGCGGCAGCAGCAGGTGCTGTAGCAGGTGTTGGTATGGGAACTGGGGCAGTTTTAGGAGCTGGGGCGGGAGTAGGTATTTATACTATGTTAAAAGCTGCCGACAAAACAACTAGGCTTCGTTTTTACTCTAAAATGCTTTCAGGAACAGACAAAGCAATAAAAGCTTACAAAAGCGACAAAAATTTAGTGTCAGAACTTAAAGCCGACAGAGCCTACATTGTTTACTTAATGAACGAAGCAAGACAAGAGGAAGAAGAGAATGGGCAATGAAGGTTTTTTTAGCGGGTTAAGATCTCTTCCGAGCAAGCGTGTTGACGACTTCATGGAACAAACCCAGCGGTACAGGTCTGGAGAAATTGGGATTGGGGACCAGATGCTTCAAGGAGGTGCTAACGCCGTAGGTTTGCTTACCGACGCTCCTTTTTTTATTGCAGGAGAAGCAGTATCAGCAATTACTCCTGAGTTTATTAAGAAAGGATTGAGCCAAGTAGCTGAAGGGATTAAAGACACGGAAGCCGCCCAAGCTGCTATGCAGTACATGCAAGAAAACCCCCAGATGATGAAACGCATGGGATACGGTGCTGATCTTTCAGTAATTCCTGCCGCAAAAGCAGCAAAAGGTGGTATGCTGCGTGACTTGTCTTTAGAGGCTCCTAACAGACAGCCCTCTTTTTACGGCTCTGGGGTGTTGGGTCAGCTTGCTTCTATAGCAAGAACCGCGCCTACTGCTTTGTACGACACCTTAAGTCCTAAAGCAGCAGCTTCTCGTAGAGAGGGTGTTCCCATGTCTGTAAGAAGAGAAGCCTCTAGAATAACGCCTGAAAGAAGAAGCAAAGCCGAAGCTATCAGAAGTAAAAAACCACAGGATAGAACTAAAGAAGAAACTGAATTTTTAGGAAACTTTAATAAAGACCTTTCTTTTTTGGAAGGACAGTTAGACCAAAC